GATTGCGGGGTAGAGCAGCCTGGTAGCTCGTCGGGCTCATAACCCGGAGGTCGTAGGTTCAAATCCTACCCCCGCTATTGCCGGGCCGGTTGCGAAAGCAGCCGGCCCTTTGGTTTTCAGGGAACGCCGCCGAGAGAACTCGGCGGCGTTTTCGCGTTTTGGCCCACGTTCCAACGGGTTCGCCGGGCTGGTCGCCCGCGGGTCGGGTCTCTGCCGAGCCGCATGGCCATAACCGGCTTTGGCGGGTTCGGGCCTCAAAGTCGCGATTTTGCCCCAAAGTCTCTCCGCGTCTCTCTTCGCCGGGTGCCCGGGTTAAGAGGGCTTCGCGCTCATGGAGGCGTGCGCGATGATGGCTTTCTTCCTCGCGATGCGTGCGCAGTGACGATCGGCTCCCTCGCCTGGATGCTCGGGCGGCGAGCACGGTGCGCCTCGGCCGCATAGGGAGCGTCTACGGAAGCGCAGGCCGCGCCACCTCGCGAAACCCGCATAATGCGAACCCAAGACCCCGAAACCATGACACCTGCGGAGCGCGACGCCGAAGTCGCGAGCATCCTCGCCCGCGGCCTGGTGCGCGCCGTTCATGCCGAACGTTCGCGCTCCACTCGGGACATCAACGAACCGGCGGAATCTGCGTCCGGTGGACTTGAACTCTCGCAGCATGCGGACCTCAGTGTCTCCGCGCGGCCCCGGGGTTAGGGCTCCGGGCCGATGCGAAGAGGAGTCCCCATGTCCGACGCGATACAGCGACAACTCGATGATCTTCAACGCAGGGCCACGGGCGAGCTTGTGGAGCAGTACGAGGAGCTGCACGGGCACGCCTGCCGGACACGGCACCGCGCGTATCTGATCCGCAAGATCGCATGGCGCATCCAGGCCAACGCAGAGGGCGACATGAGCGAGCGAGCGAGACGCCGCGCGGCCGAGTTGGCCGACGACGCGGAGATCCGCACGATGGCCCCGCGATACCTCGTCTGTCCGCCCCAGCCCGGCGAAATCCGGACCCTGACACGGTCGCTCGATCCACGCGACCGGCGCGACCCACGGCTCCCCGCCCCAGGCTCGGCGATCGTCCGCCAATACAAAGGTCGAACGATCCGCGTTCTGGTGCTCGCTGACGGAGAGGGCTTCGAGTTTGAGGGCGAGAGGTACCGAACGCTGTCGGTGGTCGCCGGGAAGGTGACGGGCCAGCACATCAACGGGTTCCGCTTCTTCGGATTGCGGGGTGGCCGATGAGCAAGCGACTGCGGACTTCCAGCACGGCCGGGGAACGCGCAGCCGGAACCGCTCCCCCTTTGCGATGTGCGATCTACACGCGCAAGAGCAGTGAGGAGGGGCTTGAGCAGGAGTTCAACTCTCTTGACGCTCAGCGCGAGGCTGGCGAGGCGTACATCGCCAGCCAGCGCAACGAAGGCTGGCTCTGCTTGCCAACCCGATACGACGATGGCGGGTTCTCCGGCGGGAGCATGGAGCGCCCGGCGCTAGATCGCCTGCTGAAGGACATTGAGGCGGGCACGATCGATTGCGTGGTGGTGTACAAAGTCGACCGGCTCAGCCGGTCGCTCATGGACTTCGCGCGCATCATGGAGGCGTTTGACCGCAAGCGCGTGTCGTTCGTTTCGGTCACGCAGCAGTTCAACACGACCAGCTCGATGGGCCGGTTGACCCTCAACATCCTGCTGTCGTTCGCCCAGTTCGAACGCGAAATCATCGGGGAGCGAATCCGCGACAAGATTGCCGCCCAGAAGCGGCGCGGCAAGTGGGCGGGCGGCGTGCCGGTCCTCGGCTACGACGTCGACCGCTCCGGTGCGAGCCCCCGTCTGGTTGTGAACCCCCGAGAGGCGGCACGGGTTCGGGAGATTTTCCAGATCTACCTGGATACGGGCTCGCTGCAGCGTGCTGCGACCCAGTTGAGGCATCGGGAGTGGACCAACAAGCGCCGCCTCACCAAGAAGGGAGACACGAAGGGCGGACGACCATTCGACGCTGGCACGCTCCATGTGCTGCTGACAAACCCGATCCTGACCGGCAAGATCGTTCACAAAGACCAGATCTACGACGGCGAGCACGAGGCGATCGTCGATCCGGCGCTCTTCGAGCGTGTGCGCCAGCAGTTGGCAGAGAACGGCCGCACCGGCGGAGCCCACGTGCGGAACAAGTACGGCGCGCTGCTCCGCGGCCTGCTCCGGTGCAAGCACTGCGATTGTGCCATGATCCACACGTTCTACGGCAAGAAGGGACGGTACTACCGCTACTACCGATGTCTGCACGCGATCAAGAACGGGGCCCGCACCTGTGCGGCGGCAACCCTACCGGGGTTGGAGATTGAGAAGCTCGTCGTTGACGAGATCCGCGCGCTGGGCGGTGACCGCGGGTTGCTCGACCGCATTCTGGCCGAGGCGAAGGTGAACGTGGAAGCCGAACAGACGGCGCTGCAGACAGAGCGAGGGGCCGTCCTTGCCGCGCTCGCCCGGATGGACAGGGAGTTGCGGGAACTAGTGGCCGACAAGAACGGCGGCGCGGCGTCGACCGCTCGCCTGGCCAACGTCCACGAGCAGATTACGGGTGCCCGAACTCGTCTTGGCGAGGTTGAAGCGCGCCTGGGCACGATCAGGAGCGCCGCCATCACCCGCGACGACGCCAGGAAGGCGCTCAGCGAGTTCGATGGCGTCTGGGCCAAACTGTCCCCGCGCGAACAGGCCCGGGTCTTGAAGTTGCTCTTCTCGAAGATCGAGTACGACCCGGCGAACGCGAGCGTCGCGGTCACGTTCCGGGCGACCGGGATAGCCGCGTTGTGCGTCCGGAAGCTGGAGGAAGCCGCGTGACGACCGTTGTCAGACCCATCCATTTCGCCGTGAAGAACCGCCGCAAGCGCCTCGTGGTCGGCCCGGAGGCCGCCGAGGCCAAGCCCGCGGGGCGTGTGCCCCGCGTCGCCCGGCTCTTGGCGTTGGCGATCAAGTACGAAGACCTCCTCCGGCGGGGCGTCGTCGCGGACCAATCCGAGCTCGCCCGGCTCTGCCAGGTCACGCAGCCTCGGATGACGCAGATCATGAACCTGGTCAATCTCGCTCCCGAGATTCAGGAAGAGATTCTCTTCCTGCCTCCGGTCGAAAGCGGGCGCGATCCCATTCACGAAAGAGCGCTGCGGCCCATCAACTCGTGCGTGAGTTGGGACGACCAACGCCGCCTTTGGGGTCGGCTTACCCGCCGAACAACGAGCCCTGCGTCTGCTTGACGACGTCGCGCAGTTCCACGAGCATGTTCGGGTAGTCCTTGAAAGAACCAGCTCGACGGCCCGCAGGTGGTGAGATCGGACGAACCTGGCCCTCGCGCTCCATCGCTTGCAGTGTTTCCAGGTACTTGTAGGCCGGAGTGTTGACCAGCGCGTATTCGCCGATGTCCTTGACCGCGAGAGTTTTACCCTTGAGGTCCGCCAGGAGATCCTTCGCCAGGTCGCTGTCCCCGTACTCGAACATTGAGCTTCGATCGGACACGAACTTGTCTGAAAACTCGAATCCGCCGGAGCGGTCCACATCCCACATCGCGCGTTTCATCTCTTCCAGGCCGCGGATGTTGTTGGTGCAGAAGAACAACCAGTAGATCACCCGGTGATTTGAGTCGCGCATTGCGAACGGGTAGGCGTACCGCGCTCCGCCGCGGGTGCGCAGGGCTTCAAGGTACACGTGCCGGAATCGGTTTTCCTTTTCCTGCCCGGCCAAGCCGATGACCTGTCGCCACTCGTCACCACCGAAGGCCTTGGTGATGCCAGGGTGTTTCGTTGTATCGGACATGAACGGGTGAAGCAGGTTCCAGTTGAGGTACGAGAACACCTCGCAGATGTCGTTTCGAAGGATCGTGTTCACGAGATCCATCGAGAACGACGAGTAGCCAAATTGGTCCAGGAAGAAGAATGCAGGGCCGAGAGACTGGCTGCTCTGATCACACGCCGACACCAACTTCCGAACCTCTTCCTCGCAGTCCCCTTCTATGGGATCTGGTATCACGAGGTTGGCGGTCCCGACCAGCGCAGCCTTCTTCTCCTTGATCAGGTTTCTCAAGTGGTTGACACGGTCAGAACGTTTCTCGATCAACCGAATCTCAATGGGGCAAGAGAACTGATGGCTGTGACCCATCGCCGTTTCAATCGGGATGAGGGGGCTCCCCGGAATGCTGTTCTCGTACTCCCCGGCGCCGGCGAATCCGTCGACGTACAGCAGCCGCTGCTTGCCCCGCTTCACCAGCTGGGCCTGCTTGTCCAAGATCGGCAGCCACCGCGCGAGATACGCCTTGAGGATGCGGTGCTTCGCCTGGGTATGCGGGTCCGCCTCGTAGATGGTGGGCTTCGGGTCACTCATGGCAGGGGCTTAGGAGGTAGCGACCGCAGCTTCTGGCATCTGATTCCACGTTCGCCCGTCGAGTTCGCGTCCGGTTGCGCTCTTGTCCACACCGCCCCATTGCTTGAAGAAGAACGGGACGTCGCGGGCAACACACCGGTCTCGGATCTGGCGAACCCAGGCCGGATTCATGTACCGTGCGCCCGGGCCGGATTCCCCTCCCACGATCACCCAATCGATGCCGGTAAGAGGCAACTGCGGCAGTGGTCCCAGCAGTGGTTCGACGGACAGGAACTTCACCTTCGCTCGTGTCCGGCGCAGTTCATGGACGCGCTCCACAACCGCGCGGTTCTCGACGCTGGTGCCCATCCAGATGTTGGGCGTCCATTTGACCTTGTCGGAGTACTCGCGTGTGCGTTCGGGTCGCTTTGTCAGCACCTGGAATGTGTGCTGCGGACAGGCGTTCATGACCTCAAACACCGACTGGATAAAGCGTAGAGGCACATCCTCGTGGAACAGGTCACTCATCGAGTTCACGAAGATGACCTTCGGCGCGCGCCACGACAGCGGGGCATCGACCGCGGAGTCGTCAAGAAACACGTCGCCGTTCCAGCGCCCGCGGCTGTTGATCACGTGGAGATAGGCCGCCTTCTTCCCCGGATTTCGGCCCGCCTCTACATCCGCACGAGCCATTGCCGCCAATCGCTTTGCCATGCGTTCGGCATAGCAATTGGCGCAGCCTGAACTGACCTTGCGACAACCGACGACCGGGTTCCAGGTCGCTTGAGTCCATTCGATTGTCGATGACTGCGCCATTCAGCACTCCATTGCTCGCGGACTACTTCCGTGTACTCCGACGATGTCGTCACTCCCAATCTTTGGCTTTGAACCCGAGATTCGTTGCATTCTCGCTCACGCCGCGACGGATCGCGTCGCTCGCTCCGTCCGGAAAGCCCGCATCGACCTCCAAGGTGACCCGCACCGTCGCGTTGGGGTCTGATGCAAGCAACGCTATGACCTCCTCCGCGATCGTGTTCAACCGCGACTTCGCGAGCGTCGCCGGTACCTCAACGCTGCCACGGAAGTTCTTGGCACGGGCGGGGGGCGTTCCTCCCGACGAGGTCGAAAAAAGGTCGGTTCCGCCACCACCCTTTGCCGAGCCGCCCGACGAGCTGGGCGTGCCATGCGCCGGTGCTAGTCCCGCTGCGGTCGCGGGCGCAGGAATACTGCTCTCGTACTGCGCTGCGGCCTCAGGGGCGATCAAGAGCACCGAGTCGCCAAACGTCGCGCCGCCCTTTCCGAAATGAAACCCCTCGTACTTGCCATCGGCGTGTCCGTACGCGGTCCCGAAAAAGTCCCGGCTGGCCGCGCCAGCGCGAATCGCGCCAGCCAGGACGTCGTGCGACCGCAGCCGCGGCAGGTACAGGTATTTCAAGGAGTCCTCCCAGAACACCTTCGCATCAACGTGCGGGCGGTCGGCCTTCCAATAAAGCTCTCTCAGTTTGACCCGCAGGTGGATCGGCGACCAGGCGTCGATCACCAGCTCATTCTCCTTGCAGACCCGCTCAAGTTCCCCAGCGGTCGTACCGCTGCTCGTGTTAAGAGAGAATGACTCCACGGACGCCTTCGTAGCGGTCGGATCGTCCTGTGCGGGGCAAAGCAGCCACTTGAAGCACTCGCGGGCGGCCCGAGGCACCACTTCGGCCGCTGCGGAGGCCTCTTTCTTCGCTTGCATGTGCTGCGCTTTGTCGATGTTCAGTCGGTTGGACTCGACATCCTCCACAATGCTCTCCCACGCCAACGCAGTCCTCGCCACGTCACGGAGCCTGCCGAGCACGGCCTGATCCGCGGCGACGAACGCGAGGCGGTTGGCGCGGTGACGCGGTTGTCCGCCGTGGCTGCGCAAGAAGGTCTGTACCAACTCTTCAGCGAGGCGCGTGTTGTCCTTCGCGTAACTCGCCTCCAGCGGCAGGACGACCAGCCTGAGGGCACTATCATCGGGCACGTCAGCGTGGCCGGTGAAGACGTGGACGCCCTCGAACATGGACACGCCCGCGAACAGCTTCTTGGTGACGTCCTCGATGCGCTTGCGCACATCGGTGTTGTCATCGAACCGCCGTTTGCGATCCTCCATCTCGCGCCGCAGATTCGCGCGAGTGTCAAACCAGAACCGCGTGCTGTCAGAGGCCTTGTCGCCGGAACTGTTCAGATAGTGCAGGCGATCCGCCAATCGACTGAGACCATCCAGGTAGACGGCCGATGGCTGCCCGGGCTGCAGGCACCCCAACAGCACGCGGCCACGATCGAGGCCGCGAATCCCAGGCTTGGTCGCCACGCTTGACGGTGCGGTGCCGAGGAAGAGGGTTCTCGCCACGCGACGAGCCGCGTTCACCTGGCCGAGCCGGGGCTCTCGCGCTTCGAGTTCCGTTGTTTCAGCGCGGTCGCCGTCAATGTCGCCCTCGATGACCGGGTCCCAACCCGGCGGCAACAAGTACGTCATCTCCGCCCGGATATCGGTATCCGCCAGCGGCAGGCTGCCCGGCATGATCATCAAGTCCTGGTTGTTGTCCTTCCACAGTCGGCTGATGACCTTTGCCATGAGCTTGAGCACGCCGCGGGTGCGCTGGAAGCCGTCGATCGTCGTCCAATCTTCATAAAGGCGATCGAACACCTCAGGATGGATGGGGTAGGCGTTGCAAAGCCGATCGAAGTAGCGACTCTCGTGGGTCTCGCTGGGGAGCTTGGCGCCTTCGGCCTCGTAGGTGTCGACAAACGCGCGACAAACGGCGTCGCGAGCCTTTGAGTCCTTCAATGGCTCGAACAGACGCCGCCGCACGATCTCGAAGGCCTCCTCGGTTGCGACCGGCTTCCACAGCGCCTGTACGCGACCGAAGACGCTCTCAAGCGCCATGAGGGCGGCGAGGCCGCGAGCGCCACCGACCTGTACGTTGGTATTGGACTGCTGAGAAACGCTCTCGGGGAGGGACGCCAGGATTACCGCCGTCGGAACCAACTTTGCCGCTTCCGTTAGCGCTTGCACAAATGAGATGTTGCTCTCAAATGTCCCGCCGCTGTGCGCGGCACCTTCCGGGAACTGCCGGATGTACGCAACGAGCTCGTCCATGAGCACAACGCATGGCGCGCATCGCTCCAGCAGCTGGCGCAGCACGTCTTTGCCGGGCGAAGTACCGCTGGCGTCCGCTTCGGCAACCAGGGCGTATCCGTCAGCCTTTCCGAGCTGCCACGCCAGCTCACCCCATAACGTGCGAATCGTCGTCTTACCCTGCTTCCAAGGCTGACCGGGTGCGTGCGCTGTGCCGTCGAGTACGGCGACGTTCGCCCTGGGTACATCCATCAAACCGGCTCGCTCGACCAACGACGGAATCCCGGGAAGCTCCGACAGTGCGCACGACCGCGTAGCCAGGTGCAGAACCGCCAGCATGGTGTGCGTCTTGCCGCCTCCGAATGCCGTCTGGAGCTGGATGACCGGCTCCCCACCCTTGCCCGCGAGCCGCTGAGAGACCTGTGTCAACAGCAGCCGCATGCCCTCAGTGATGTACGTGCGCTCAAAGAACGCGGCGGCGTCCTGGTACTCCTTGGTCGCTTTGCCCGTGTGCACGGCGGTGATGTCGGCCGCGAACTCGGACTGGAGGAACGTGCCCTTGAGGACGTCGGTGTGCGGGATCGCAATTTCGCGCCAGGGCTTCATGCTTTCTCCTTCGTCGCATCAAAGAGGATGCCCTGGCTTGGCCCGGGGATCTTCGCCGCGGCGGTCTCGATCGAGCTCCAGCCCGTCACGACCTCGTTGTAGGCTCGCGCATCGTCAGCCCATCCTTTGCGTTCACAGAGCGTGTAGAGCCGGTAAGCCAGTTGACGCGAAGTCTCTGCCTTGCTGGCAACTGCGGCGAGCACTTTGGACGCCCCACTGTCACCCGCGGTTTGATACGCACGGATCAGTTGATGGAGAGCCTCCCAAACCGGAAGGCGAGGGTCGCTTCGAGGATCCCAGTCGGATGGGTAATCCTTCCAACGGAGCAGGCGAACATCGCCGCCACCAGCTTCGACCACTCCAGACTGCTTCACGCCATCGACGCTCGTGCCTTTGGCGCGAGCGAGCGTATCGGCCTCGCCGAACCTGCCGGTGTCCCAGCCGTGCTGCTCGAACCAGTGAAGACAGAATTGGGTATCTGGATCAAAGTCGTCCTCCGCAAGGAATCGATTGATGAGTTGCAGTGCCGTCTTGACCGCCATCGGCGTGCCATCAGCTTCGAGCACGGCCTCATACCGGCTGAAGATCGCCATACCCGGCCCGAGAATCGCCTGCGAAAGGTCCACTGGAGCAACCGGTGAGTGAAGCCCCTCGCTCTCCCGTGTCATCGCATCAAGCGCAGTCGGAAGCACTTCGTCGAGAAGCCGCACAAATTGTCGGCGAGAGATCGTGCCCGCGCCAAGGCGGCGAGGACGGCAGACAAGTACGATCGAGGACGCCAGCGCGTTTGACGCAAGGCCTCGCATTCGATTGCCAAGCTCAGTTCTGAGTGGCCAGGTGCCCGTAATGGACAGGCCGGACTTGAGGACCGCATCCAAAAACGTCTCCCAGCCAGTACTGTTGGTTCCGTCACTAGTCGAGTCTGCTTGCTTAAACGCGTAGTAGATGGTGATTGGAGCACTAGGATGAACAATCTGCGCGAGGTTGCGCATGGTTTGAGTCATGCCGCTCAAGAAATGCTGTTCCGCACGCTCCGCCGTTCCGTGTCGGAATCGGGTAGCCACGAGTTCCTCGGCTTTGGGCGTCGCCAGTGTCGCTACAAGCGCCGGGTAGTACGGCCGTACGGTTCGCCGAAGCCAGCCGTAAAAGAAATCTGACAGGTCGGCGTACCCGATGTTGTCGTAGTACGGCGGATCAGTTGACACGTACTGGTGCTTGGACAGTGACTGGGTCTGGGCATCACACTGAACAGCGGTGCCGCGAGGTCGAGTTGGCAGCTCGTCCAACACACGCATCATGTTGTGGAGCGACACCTGCATATCACCTGCCATCTTTCCAAACGCATTGGCTTCCGAATAGTCCCAAATCATCGGCAACGCCATGCGACCAAACGTCGCAATGGACTGATCCATTGAGGGCTTCCAACGGCAGAGAGACGACTGTGCATCTGCCATCTTGCTGACGGCTAAAGCCAGGTAGACTCCAACGGCCTCCGCGTACGCGCGAGCACCGGCCCCCCCAGCGTCAAGCGCGACGTCGTCGTCTGCTAGGCCGGATTCCGCCGCATCACGCCGCGCGGCCTGAACTGCCGTGGAGACCAAGTCGCTGTGCGTTGATAGCGCCTGAGTCTGTCGCGGAGTAAACAGGTCGCCGAACGACGACAGGCCGTAAAGCTGAACGCTGAATCCAAGCGCCTGGGCCGGTAATGCGAGATCGGGTGACCACCCCGGCTTGACGTTACGAGCGCACGTTTCGTGCTCAGGCACCGGAGGCAGGTAGATGCGCCCACGAGTACCCTGGGCGACGATTGCCATCAATCGCTGGCCCATTCTGCCAGCGGTGGCTTCGTCCTTGATGTAACGCGGCTCGATGGGTGTGTCAGACATCACGCATCGGAAATTGGCCCCGCGAGCGGCCTTGGTTCCCAATTCCGCGCTGGGTGGTGCGTGCCCAACAATGACCGAGAAGACATATCCGTCCTTCTGCACGTGTGGACCGATGTAAGTCTCTTTCCCTTCCTTACTGGAGAGAATGAACGTACTGGCCAGCGGCACATCGATGTGATGAAACGCCGGATTCGGGCTCTTCACTGTCCGCGCCCAAAGCCAGGCAATGACGGTCAACTCCTGTCCGACGTAGTCCTTCAAATCCGGGCGGTCCTTGGCCATGTCCTTGGTGACCACTACCTTCGGATACAGGTGCCCGATTAACCTCTCAGCTTCATCACGCATCCACTGTCCGTACCGTCGGACATCCTCCGCCAGGCCAGCTGCGCCAGCCCATTGTTTGGCAAAGAGAGACTTGTCCTTGCGCACACCCGGATGTACGGGCGAGCGCTCCGCGAATGTCGGCGGTATCTCGATCATCGCCTTGTTGATGAGCACGGCAACAGGGTTCAAGTCGCTTGCGTACGCATCCAGCCCCAGACGTTGGGCCTCAAGCGGGATTGCGCCGCCGCCGGCGAACGGGTCGTGCAGGCCGGGCATCTTGTCGGGGTTGAAGAGCTCCGCGGCTTGGGGGTGGCCCTTATTGAGCTCGCAAGTGATTCGCCACGAACGTCGAATCTCGCTACGAGCCGCTTCAAGCACCTGCTCGTTGGTGGTGTTCTCCCACTTCACGAGGTCCTCGATGATCTTGAAGAGCCGACCACGTTCGCGGGTCCAGTGTCCCTTGTTCTGCTTGTTGGGTTCGACGCCGGGATTCTGAGTGCGCCAGAGGTCCTCGGGATCGTGAACGAGCTGACCGAAGATCACTGCCCTGGCGGCCGCCAACGGACGCCGCGCCCACCAGAGGTGGAGCGTCGACGGATGCCCGTGACGGATGGACTTCTCCTTCGCGGCGGCCTCGTTGATCGCGTCAAGCGGCAACGCAACCTCGATGAGCTTTTTCGGAGACATGACGCGGTACTCGCCCATCATAGAAGGCCTCGTAGGTAGTGCTTTATCGCAGTAGAAAAGGGCGCGGCTTCGATCTGGGGTTGAACTGACGCCACAAACGCCTTGACCGCGGCAACGCCATGCTGCAGCATGGCGTCGACAGCAGTAACGTAGGGGGACACTGCGTCCTTCCGCGACTGACGCAGGAATGTGTTGGCATCAAGCTGAAATACTCTCAGCGAGTCGCTCGCCCGATGCGCATCCTGCGTGGACAGCCCGTGCCGCGGACGCACGGTTCCGTCGACGAGGAACTCAAGGAATGCGTCTGGATCATCGTCGCAAGGGTTCAACAGGTCGTCGGGGTTGAAGGATGCCTGAGGTCCTGAGCCAGCCGGACGGTCGCACTTATCCTTGTGCTTGCCGCAGCTGCGTTCGTCGAGGCATGACCAAAACAGATTTGACCAGGTCAACTGCAACTCGGGCCGGTTGGCCTGCTTGCGGAAGTGCTCGATGTGGCCTTGGTCCCGCTCTTCACCTGTTCGGCGTTCGCAGTAGGCACATCGGTGACTCTGCATGGTGAGCAGCGCTGTGCGAATCTCTAGTGTCTCGCTACCTCGGAGTTGCCCATAGTGAGAGCCTGGAACATACGTCCCAAGGCACGTGGGGCAGGCGACGGACGCGCGATCAAGCTTGCGCATCGGTTCCTCCCTGGTGTCCGTTCACGAGCCCGTGGGCTTGCTTGAACTCCTGCAGGCGGCGAACCACGGCAATATCGTCGAGCACTGGATGCGTCGCTCCGAAGTGCTCGACGAGCTTGCTCCACAATGCTAACCCGTTCGCGCTTCCGTGCTGACCAGACTGCACCAGTGCCCTGTAGTCACTCAGCCATTGTGATTCGGGCACCGCGGGGACTGGGTGGACCGACATGATCTTGGCGAGTATGTCAGCGCTCTCAATGCCGCGAGTCTGAAGGGTTGGGAGTGTAACAGTGCTCCCGTTCTCATAGTGCTGCACCACACGCACCGCGTCGACATACACGGTGGACAGCACCTGCGGGCTATGGGTCGTCAACACGAACTGCATCGATCCGAACGCTGACTGCAACCGTTCGACCACCCTCTGCTGCCACGACGGGTGCAGATGAAGATCGATTTCGTCAATGAGCGCGAGTCCCGGCGTACTCGTCGCAGCCTCCTGGCCGAGTTGGGGATTTAGGCACGCGCATCGGTAGGCAAGGTCAGCGACCAAGGCGATCATTGAACGAATGCCGGAGCTGAGCCATGAGAGCGGAAGGCGACCTCGCTCGGCATGTTCAACGACGACGCCACGCCGCTCATCGTCCCAATCGATCATGCTCCAGCCAGTCGGCTCAAGCACTGTCTTCACGGCGTTTCGAACGGCTGACAAGTGCCCCAGAGCCAGCGGATCGTGGCCTAACCCGATCCCGGCGTCGGTGCGCCCTCGCACGGCTTGCTGGCGTGCAGCGTACCAGTCATTGAAGCGAGCGGCGTCCGAGAGTGGGGTCAGATAATCGGCGAACCCAGCTAGGCGACCTGGCAGGAGCTTCTTGGTTGTCGCAAACTTCTGGCCGAAGTATGTGCTGTGAGCGAACCGTGACGACTGGTAAAACACGAAAAGCGGAAGCGTCAAATCGGTTCCGTCCGCGGACTTGCGTTGACGCGAGGCCACATCCCGCACCGCAGCAAGCCTCTTGAGCCCGCGTCGCATCGCTGCCTTCGCCGACTTCCTGGAGACCGACCACCCTACGGGGCGTCCATCGAACTCAACAGTCATTGACAGCTGCGCGGACCCGCCGCCGTCCTTCGCCGCCCGCACATCGCTGGCCAACAGCCCGCGGGATGTGCGGACGTCAAGGAATGGGTCGACGTATTCCGCCATCCCGATGGCGATCGCGTCGAGGAGCGCGGTCTTGCCCATGCCATTGTCGGCAACAATCACTGTGAGGCGGGGGTGCAAGGCGAGCGTCGCTTCACGGAAGCAGCGGAAGTTGGTCAGTTGAAGCGATTGGGCATGGAGAGTCATCCGTTCACTCTCCCCCGCTCAAGCAGTTCTCGAATGATGTAGTTGACACTCGCCGCGCCCCAATCCGGCTCACGCTGGAACGGATTGGCGATGTAGTGTGGTCCGTCGACCGAGTCGTCTGGATTCACGAACACGACCGCAAGCCGGAACTTCTCAGATTGGTTGACGGCGTAGATGATCTCGTTGCGCGTGACGGTGATGGTGTCGGCGCCGGCAACGCGCCCCTTCACCTCAATGTGCTTCGGGTCGACCAGTGTGCCGTCGGTGGCTGGCGGATAGCTGGAGACATCCCAACCGCATTTGTCCGCTGACACATCGACGACAGTGTGCCCTTTGGCCCGCTCCGCCGCCATGACCGCCTGCATGGCCAATCGCTCGATCTTCTCGCGGGCCGCCGCGTCGGCGGCGCTGATGGTCGGCCCCTCACCTCGCAGCTGGCGGATGAGTCCAGCAGGGACCACAAGCGCGCCGCCCAGAACGACGGGCGTGCCGTTCTGGACGTGACGCATCGTCTGGAGTTCCTTTTTGCGGCTCTCCAGTCGATACTGGAGGTCCTTCAACGTACGCGTCGCGTTCTCAAGGTTGAGGCGAACATCGCGACCGGCCGCACGGTCGTCACGGAGCTTGATTTCGCGATCTGTCCAGAAGGCAATCTCTTTCGTGAGCCGCTCATGAACCGCAGCCAGGGTGCGATCGACGTGGTCTACACGACGCGTGGCTACCTCTCGGAAGTGCTCGGGCACCAGCGACGAGGCAGCCAGGGCGACAGCGCGTTGCTCCATGTCGGTGCGAATCCACGGGGCGTTGAGGATGGACGCGAGTCGCGGACGGTCCGCCGCGGCGAGGGGTTCAAGATCGAGGTGCGGTGCCCAACCCGCGAATGACGCGGTGCCGTCCGGCTTGACGCGAATGAACTGCATCCTCTTGCTGAGGACTGTGCCATCACCGGACTTGACCTCGTGCGTCAGCAAGAACAGAAGCCACGGGGCATCACCATCATCGGTGGGGTCAACGAGGATTGCGCCCTGGCGCAGCAGATTGGCGTTTTGCTCGAGGACCAGGTCGGTGACGGAGAGCATGAGCGGGTGGCCCGGGTGCATCAGCATCGCACGCGGCAGTCCCGGCCGATCATTCGGTTGGATCGCTGATCTCTCAAAGCACACGCGGTCGTACCGCTTCAGGACCGGCTCGCTCTCGCGGCGGTTGCGCCCCGTGATGCGACGATCCCTCTCCCGGATCTCGAGCGGTACGTGAGTGATCTCGTACCGCTCCGGCTCGCGGCGATGGATCGTGCCGCCAAGTGCCGTGAACGCCTTCATGAAAAATGAGCGCACGAAGTACGGCTGGAGGCGCCGCGCTTCGGCCTTCTCCATCTCTTCCTTGACCTTGAATAGCCGATCAGGCGACATCGTCTGCTCGGCCAGCGCGTTTCGGGTGAGAAGCTCTCTGAGGTGCTGGTGGTCAAACGCGTGATCGATCCGCTGCGAGAGGCGTGCTCGCACGGCGGGTTGGTCGCCGTAGCGAATGGCTTCGATCATGAGTTCTTTAAGGCTCTTCTCCTCAAAGACGTCGCCCAGGATGTTGAAGACCTTTCCCTTGAGCGCCTCGCACTCCGTGGCGAGCTTGTCGAGCAGGCGGTGCCACACCGCGCCCTCTCGCGTTTCCTTGGCGACGAGGCTCCAAAGGTGGCAGACTTCTGTCTGGCCGATGCGATGGATGCGCCCGAACCGCTGCTCCAGTCGGTTCGGGTTCCACGGTAGGTCATAGTTCACCATCAGGCTCGCGCACTGCAGGTTGACACCTTCGCCGGCCGCGTCGGTGGCGACCAAGACTCGGACGTCCTTGTCCGAGCGGAAGAGCGCCTGCGCTTTCTTGCGCTCGTCGCGGTGCGTGCCACCGTGGATGGTCACGATGGCGCCCGAGTTGCCGAGAACTCCTGCGATCTTCGCGTGCAGGTAGTTCAGGGTGTCGCGATGCTCACTGAAGATGATGATCTTGCGCTGGCGCCCGTCGGCGTCGTGCATCTCAGGCGTGTTCTGGAGCAACTTCGAGAGTTCGTCCCACTTCCGATCCTGGCCAGAAGCGACCACGGCCTTTGCCTGCGCCTCCAACGAGGTGAGAATCAGGATTTCCGCATCGAGCTCGGCGACCGACTTCGCGGCGGAGGCTTGGTCAACCATCCGCTCTTCGAGAGTCTCCTGTTCGTCTGCATTCAGATCATCGTCGTCCTCTGGGATCGACGGCACCGTCTCGGCAATAGCCTGCCTGCCGCGAATCCCGAGTCGTTCCTCACGGAGACGATCGGACAGACGCTCCCGACGGCGCTTCAGCGACTGGTAGATCGCCTCGGGGCTGGAGGCCAATCGTCGCTGCAGCGCTGTGAGCGCAAAGCCGACCGACCCCTTCCGGTTACCCTCGAGTTGATCGGCCTTGCCCATTTCGGTCTGCACGTACTGCGTGACCGCTTCATACAGCGCCGCTTCCGGATTGGACAGGGTGTAGTTCACCGTGTTGGCCCTGCGCTCCGGGAAGAGCGGAGTCCCATCGAACTTCACCAGCTCCTCTTTGATCATCCGACGCATCAGGTCCGAGGTATCGACCTTGTGCACGCCGTCGCGGAACTTGCCGTAGAACCGATCTGAATCAAGCAGCGAAAGAAAGAGCTGGAAGTCCTCCTCCTTGCCGTTGTGGGGCGTCGCCGTCATCAGCAGAAGGTGCCGCGTTTCCCCGCCGACTCGTTCGGCGAAACGGAATCGAGCAGTCTTCTCAAGCTTCGACCCATAGAAGTGGGCTGCCAGCTTGTGGGCTTCGTCAAACACGACAAGGTCCCAACCCGCCGCGAGCAGCTTGGACTGCAACACACCAGGTTTGCGCTCTTCCGAGGTCTCCGTGTCCTCATCGCGCGACATCTGGTCGAGCCGAACGATGAGCTGGTTGTGGTCCTCGAACGGGTTTCCGCTCGCAGAGCCATCATCCATAGCCCCTGAGTAGACCTTGAACTCCAACCCGAACTTCTCGAACAGTTCATCGCGCCACTGATCGACCAAACTGCCGGGCGCGATGATGAGCACACGGCGTGCGTCCGCGCGCATGATGAGCTCGCGGATGTAGAGTCCGGCCATGATGGTCTTGCCGGCCCCGGGATCATCCGCCAGCACGTACCGCAGCGGCTGCCGCGGCAGAAGCGACTCGTACACGGCGGTGATCTGGTGCGGCAACGGGTCCACGTTCGAGGTGTGGACAGCCATCATGGGATCGAACAGGAACGCGAGGTCGATGCGCTTCGCTTCGCACGCGAGCTGGAATGCCGAGCCGTCACCATCAAGGGCCCACGGACGCTCCGCTGTTGCCAGCGTGATCGATCCTTCATCTGCGGGTCCCAGGAGACGCTCTTTCAGGGAACCGTCTGGGAGTCTGTAGTACACCTGGACCGCATCGACGGCCAGAGGAGTGGTCGCGACAACCGCGCAGACCACTCCAGGCTCGAGGCCGACCAGCGAGACTCCCGGTTTGATGTCGGTCAGATTCATGCTTCGCCCGTTGCACAGTTCATGCCCATACCCGGCGGTCGCCCGCATTCTCACCCATGGTTGTCTGGATGGGGTGCGGTCGGATTGACCCGCCGGTTATGTCCATGTACAGTAAACAGGGAACGAGCGACCGTCAAACTCCCATGCCACCACCCAAGCCAAAGTTCGGGACCTTCATCCGTGAGCGCCGCACGGCCAAAGGGTACAGCCTGCGCCGATTCGCCGAGCTCGTGGGCGTCAGTCCCACGTACCTGTCCCACGTTGAGCAGGACAAGGTGGACTCCCCGCCGACAGCCGACCGCGTGCGGAAGATGGCCGAGCTACTCGGCGAAAGCCCGGACGAACTGATTTCGATGGCGGGCCGCGTTCCCGAAGACCTGCCCAAGATCATCCAGAGTCAGCCCGAGGCCATGCCGGCGCTCTTGCGTGCCGCGAAGGGACTGACGCCCGAGCAGTTGAAGCGCCTCCAGGACCAAGCGTCCAAAATGCGGAAGGAGGACGATCCGTCGTGAGCGCTCGTGGGGCGATTACCGACGTGCCGTACCTGCCGGAGGTGCGCATCGAGCGAGATGCCGATGCACTGATCGGTGAGTATGCGCTGCGCGACGGCGCCGCTGTCGTCGCTCCTGTGCCCGTCGAGGACATTCTCGAACTCCATCTGAAGCTTGCCTTCGAGATCGAGGACCTTGCCGCGCTGTTCGGCACCGACGGCGTGCTCGGCGCGATCTGGTTCAATGAGAAGCTGGTGCGAGTCGATGTCCGGCTCGATCCCACGGACAACCGGTCCAGATTGGGCCGCTACCGCTACACGCTCGCCCACGAGGTCGGTCACTGGCGCCTCCACCGGTCCTATTACCGCGAGGACCCGGCCCAGGCCAGCCTCTTCAACGGCCGCGGCCAGCCCGCTTTTGTGTGTCGTTCAAGTGAGAAGCCTCCGGTGGAGTGGCAGGCCGACACATACGCCAGCTACCTGCTCATGCCGAAGTCCCTCCTAGTCGCCGCATGGAAAGAGTGGCGCGGGAACCTGCACGCTGTGATACTCGCGGATCTGCCACCGGGCATCGTCGGGGAGACTCGCAACCCTGACGACGCGCGGCTTGACCGGTTTGCAAAGCCACTCGCCGATCGTTTTGAGGTGTCCGCCGAGGCGATGCGCATCCGCCTCGAAAAGCTCGGCCTACTGCTGCGCGAACGACCCAACACGCTGTTTTGACCCTGCATGCCGAGACACCGGCACGGCTCTGTCACGTTCTGAGTGTCAACCCTTTAGCAAACGACAGACAAGGAATTTCAGTCATGGCCAAGCCGTTTGATCCCCGCAAAGTCCTGAAGCAGATCGCGAACTCGCTGCTGCGCGAGTTCTTCACGCGCCGCGGCGAGCTCGCCGACGTGCCGTGGGACCAGCTCAGCGAGCACCGCATCGAACCAGTGTTCGCCGGATGGTTTGCGCTGTCGGACGCCAAGCAGCGCGACGTACAGATGATCATCCGTGACGTCAACGAACTTGCCGACCACCGCGGCGTGGCTGTGCTCGCAGAAGGAATCCTCGCAAGGCATCCCGATCGCGCCGCCGAGTTCACCGAGCAGCGGAGCAAGGCCGACAAGGCGATGTGGTCCTACCTGTATGCGCCCGAGGTGTTCAATGACGCGGCTATGTTCGCCCGTGCCGATGCGCTGACTGGCGGGCGCCTCTGGAACCGCCGCAACGGCCTGCCGAAGCGTCAGCTGGACGATCCTGGGTCGCTGTGCGGGCCTCTCGGGGAGGCGCTTACATCGGTGTATGCGCCCGCCCAACTGCGCGGCAAGCAGTGCATGGTCGAGCACTACCGGCGTGCCGATGGCGCGGACTACTTCTTCGCGTACCTCGACGACTATCCCGACAAGCACCTGGTCTTTGACGGGGACGACAATCAGCCGACCGTTCGCTGGGACCGGTATGCATTCGAGAACGTGTTCGTCTACAGCGGCGACGAGGGCGTCCTGGAGATCGTCGCGCCCGGCGGCGGCAAGATGTGGACGACCCTGCAGGTGGCGTTCTGCAAGGCGGTGCTCAAGAAGGACATCCCGCCGGCGGACCCACTGAAGCCGTCATACCGCCTGGACCACCTCCTGCGGAACGATTTCCCGCTCGCGACCGACCCGGCCGACCGGGTTGAAGACGCGCGGATCACGCGGCTCCGCATCGTCCCGCGCGGCGGAGGTGGCCACATCGAGATCAAGGCCGACCCCCGCGGCGACCGCAATGACATCTACCGCAAGATGGACCGCTGGCTGCGCCGCGAGAACCTGCCCGTCGAGGGACTGCGAGTGGTTCAGGCGACGTTCTCGCTCCGCTTCGTCCATAACGGTGTGGGACGGCAACCGACGCTGACGTTCGAGATCTCGGTCCCGCACTCGAGCAACCTGAAGAGCAAGCCAGACGAGGTCCGCGTCATCGGTGAGCGCTGCCTGCGCCGGTGGGAGGTGACCGATGACCAAGGCTGACCTGTTCAGACTGCTGCTCGTCGCGGCGGACTCCCCGGGCTCGGTCTTCGACCACTCGGAGGTGTCGCGCTGGCCCATGGGGGCGCTCGACGACCTTCTGAAGTCGCACCTGGTTCGCCCGACGCAGACGGGGCTCACCGCGCCGTGCCCGCACTGCGACGACCACCACATCGAGAACGTCACAGTCGTCGAGCCGGCGGATGACACCGAGAAGCCGCGGTACTTCATCTTGTGCCCCGAGTCTCTCAAGGTCGAAGTCACGGAGGAGATGTGCCGTGGCTGGAGCGTTGACCTCGACGGTCTGGCGGCGGTGCTCGCGTCGGCCCTCGCCGTCTCAGCGCCGAAGCCTGTGGTGCCCGGGCGGTTCTGGCGGCTGGGCAGGATGCCGTGGCGCGACACCACGCGCGAGGTCGCCTTCGCGGTGCGGCTTGCCGATGACGATGCGGAGGCGCTGATGCGGCACGTCGGCACGGGCGGTCGGGCGGTGCTGTTCGTACCGCACCGGGTGCCGGACCCGAGCCGATGGCCCGGCCGGGTTCCCACCGTTATCCCCATGCACGCTTTGGCCGCGATGGCCGACGACAACGTCGTCCTCGACCCGGAGGCCGTTCTGGAAGCGATCAATGAGGCGGATCGCCTGGCCGAGGTTGCCGGGGGTGTGTCGCTCGATGCACGCGGCAAGCAGCTCATTGACAAGGCGGTCACAGCCAAGCTCAAGACGCTGCTCGATGACGACCGGCTTGTCCAGGCGTATCTGGCTCATGGCTCTTACCGCAAGGCGGCTGATGCCCTGGTGCGCGAAGGTCAGATCACTGACCGATGGGCGGTCGAGCGTGCCGTCAAGGCGAAAGGCGGACCCAAGGCCGTCAGGCGTGAGGCGGATTCCGGTTCGGTCAGTCGCTCTGTCGCGTCGCAATCTCGCGACAGAGGAAAGAAATTCGATCAGTACCGCCAATAGCGGCAAACCATGTGTTTGGAAGCGTCGCGTGCCACGACGTTCTCCCTACGGACCTGCGACTTCCGCGACACCCGGGCCTGCGTCCGAGGCCGGTCGGCTCATAACCGGCCAGTCACGGGCGCACCTGTGCATCCCTCGCGGCGTGTTGTCGCGGCACAGCGTATTGCGTGCGGTCCTGTGACTGGTTGGCGAGCAGACCTCCGGCCTCGGAGGTCCAATGACCAGCCGAACCGACATCGTCAGCCATCCATTCGCCGCCAACCTCATCCGCCGCAAGGCCCAGCAGCTCGCCAGGCGTCCCGGCTTCAGCCGGTCGGACGAGGACGACCTGAAGCAGGGCATGCTCCTGTACCTGTGGACGGCTTCTCGTCTCTTCAACCCCGCCCGCGGTAACGTCGAGGCGTTCATCGTCACCGCCGTCCGCAGCTGGATCGACATGGAGGTACGCAAGCGCCGCGCGGAGATGCGCTTCACCGGCGTGCCGGACACTTCGCTGGACAGCACGCTCGTCAACTGCGGCGATGGTGAGTTCTCGGCGCTCGCGGACCTCATCGGCACGGCGGACGCGAACCGGCGGCTGGGACGTGAGGCGCGCGATCTTCTGGCGGACCTTGATCTCCGCGAGGCCGTTGCCCGCGTGACTTCTCGCCTCACCCAGGGCGAAATGCAGTTCATGCGTGATGTGATCGACGGCGGCGTTGCGGGCGCTGCCCGAAAGCGCCGCGTTTCTCGTCGGCAGATTCTGGCCAATCTCACGGCGATCCGTGAGCACTTCACGCAGAAGCGGGCAGGCGGCGACTCCGCCGCATAGGGAACGTCCAGACGCCCAACGCGGGCACGCTGCGGAACCAACGGCGCGGAGCGCCCGGCCTTTCCCCACGGCCGGGCGCTCCGCCACCGGTGGCTCCAACTCATCGCCATCCACTCCCGGAGTTCATCGCCATGCGAGACACCGAGTTCCGCTTCCAGTTCACCGCCGATGTCAACCTCGCCGAGGCCGAAGGAACCCTGCGTCTGTCGCTGCTCGCGGCGGAGGGCCTGCACGGCGAAGCCAGGGTCCGCACGGAGGTCACGTTCACCGTAGATCCCGTCCGCGCGGAGATCCGCGTTGCCGGCGCTGGGATCGTCACCGAGAACGTTGTGCAGATCTACACGTCGCTCGTGACGCACGAGTTTGGGCGTGAGGCCTTCACGGTTCGTCGTGACTCGCGCGAGCCCGTCGCGGTGGCCGTCGCGTGATCACCAGCCTGCCCCTCGTACGCCTCGGCCAGGGCGATTACGTCCGCGACATCTTCCCCCACGACCTTGATCCCACTGGAGAACCCATGACCACAACCAGCCTGATGAATCAGATCACCAAAGGCCGCAGGCCCAAACCCCGCCGCGTGATGCTCTACGGCACGCACGGCATCGGCAAGAGCACGTTCGGCGCGATGGCCGAGAACCCGATCTTCATCCCGACCGAGGACGGCCTGGGCGACATCGAGTGCGAGTCGTTCCCGCTGGCGACGTCGCTCGGCGACGTGATGGCGGCGCTCGAGTCGCTCTACTCCGGCGAGCACACGTACAAGACCGTCGTCATCGACTCGCTCGACTGGCTGGAGCGGTTGATCTGGCGCGAGGTCTGCGACGACGAGCAGGCTGAGAGCATCGAGAAGATCGGGTACGCGAAGGGATACGCGTTCGCCATCGAGAAGTGGCGGACGGTGCTCGGAGCGCTCGACGCCCTCCGTGGCGATCGTGGCATGACCGTCATCGTCATCGCTCACGCCAAGATCGAGAAGTTCGAGAACCCCGAGACGGTGCCGTACGACCGCTACTCGCCCCGGCTGCACAAGCTCGCCTCCGCGCTCGTGCAGGAGTGGGCCGACGAGGTTCTGTTTGCCACGTACAAGGTGCTCACCGTCAAGGTCGATGAAGGCTTCAACAAAGCCAAGCACAACGGCGTGGGCACCGGCGAACGGATCGTCCGCACCGTCGAGCGCCCGGCGCACGTCGCCAAGAACCGCCTGAACCTCCCGGAAGAGCTGCCGCTCGACTACCGCGTCTTCGCGGAGCATGTCGCCGCCTCACGCGGCGAGACCGCTCCGCTCACGACCGCCACCCCCACCACCCAGAACACCAATCCCGCGCCCAGCGAGGGCGCGGCTGCCACCAACTGAAAGGACTCTGACCCATGGCGAACCTGAACAACTTCGACGCGAACAACGTGGACCCCTCTGTCGCACTCGACCCAATCCCCGCGGGCAAGTACATCGCCGTCATCACCGAGACGGAGATGAAGCCGACGAAGGCGGGCGGCGGGAAGTACCTGCAGCTCACGTTCCAGATCGTCGACGGCGAGTACAAGGGCCGCCTCGTGTGGGCGCGGCTCAACCTGGAGAACAAGAGCGAGATGACGGTCAAGATCGCGCGGGGCGAACTCTCGGCGATCTGCCGCGCCGTCGGAGTGATGGCCCCGAAGGACTCGGTCGAACTCCACAACATCCCGCTGGAGATCAACGTCGGCCTGAAGAAGCGCGACGACAACGGCGAGTTCACCAACGCCATCAAGGGATACAGCAAGAAGGGCGGGAACGGCGGCGGCAGCGTTGCGGGCGCTTCTGCGCGCACGCCCGCGGGCGTCGGCCCAGGGAGCACGCCGCCCTGGAAACGCTGACCCCATCAAGCCGCGTTCTCGAGCTCCCGTACCCGCCGAGTGTGAATCACATCTGGCGACGCATGGGGCGGAGGACCGTCATCAGCCGCGAGGGACGGCGCTACCGCACGGACGTGTGCGCCGCCCTCGCGGGGATGAAGGTTGAGCGGATGGATGGGCGGTTGGCCGTGCGCGTCACGGTCTGCCCGCCCGATCACCGCCGGCGCGACCTGGACAACGTGCAGAAGGCGCTGCTGGACGCGCTCGCCAAGGGCGGCGCGTACCGCGACGACTCGCAGATCGATCGGCTGGAAGTGGAACGCGGCCCGGTCACCCCGGGCGGCAAGGTGCTGGTGGAGATCACGCGAATCAGGCCATGAACCTCCGACCCTACCAATCCGATTCCGTCGCCGCGGTGTACGCGCACCTGCGAACCCGCGACGACAACCCCTGCGTGGTGATCCCCACAGGCGGGGGCAAGACGCCCGTGATCGCGACGATCTGCCGCGACGCGGTTGGGCCGTGGAACGGGCGCGTGGTCATCCTGGCCCACGTCAAGGAACTCCTCGAGCAGGCGGCCGACAAACTCCGCCACATCGCGCCGGACGTGCCCGTGGGCATCTACTCGGCTGGCCTCAAGCGCAAGGACCTCGGGTACGCCGTCACCATCGCGGGGATTCAGTCCATCTACCAGCGGGCGTGCGACTTGGGCCCCGTGGATCTGCTGATCGTGGACGAGGCGCACCTGATCCCGCCCGATGGCGAGGGCATGTACCGCCAGTTCATCGCCGATGCGAAGGTCGTGAACCCGCTGGTGCGGGTGATCGGGCTGACCGCAACGCCCTTCCGGATGAAGTCGGGCCCGATCTGCGAGCCCGGCAACATTCTCAACCACGTCTGCTTTGAGGTGGGCGTCCGCGAGCTCATTATCCAGGGCTTCCTGTCCCCGCTGCGGACCAAGGCGGGACTGCAGAGGGTCAGTACCGACGATCTGCACGTCCGCGCCGGCGAGTTTGTCGCCAGCGAGGTCGAGGACCTGATGGACAAGGACGCCCTGGTCGAGGGCGCCTGCGCCGAGATCGTCGAACACACTCGGGAACGCTCCGCCACGCTGATCTTCTCGTCGGGCATCCGCCACGGGCAGCACATTGTGGAGGTGCTGAAGTCCAGGCACGGCGTCGAGTGCGGATTCGTGTCGGGGGATACGCCCGCGGGCGTGCGGAGCGGCATCCTTGATCGGTTCCGTTCAGGCACGCTCAAGTACCTCTGCAACGTAAACGTGCTGACGACCGGCTTCGACGCCCCGCACATCGACTGCGTGGCGCTCGTGCGCCCGACCATGTCGCCCGGGTTGTACTACCAAATGGTTGGCAGAGGATTCCGGCTGCACCCCGGCAAGGCCGACTGCCTCGTGCTCGATTTCGGCGGCAACGTGCTCCGCCACGGCCCGGTAGACGCGATCCGAGTCGCCGCCGACGACCGAGGCGAAGGCGAGGCGCCGGCGAAGGAATGCCCGCAGTGCCACGCGCTCATCGCGGCGGGATACCAGACATGCCCGCAGTGCGGACATCAGTTCCCCGAACCCAACAAGCAGAAGCACGAGGCGCAGGCGAGCACCGAAGGCATCCTCTCGGGGCAAACTACCCGTGAGGAGCACCATGTCAGCGAGACGACGTACCACGTCCACATGAAGCGCAACGACCCGTCCGCGCCGCTCACGATGCGGGCCGAGTACCGGGTCGGGTTCAATCGCTACTTCCGCGAGTGGGTCTGCTTCGACCACACCGGCTACGCACGCACCAAGGCGGAAGCGTGGTGGCGGGCCCGGTCCGTGGAGCCGGTCCCCGGAGGTACGGAGGAGGCGGTTGAGCTCGCGCGAGCGGGTGCGCTCGCTCCCACGCTGCAGATCACGGTTGAGAAGAAGGCTGGTGAGCAGTTCGAGCGCGTGGTCGCACACCGCCTGGGCGACAAGCCCCCGCGCCTCGACAGCGAGGAAGCCCTCCCCGAGCGGCCGCCCGAGCCGGTCGGCACCACGTACGGAATCCCCGACGACGAGATCCCCTTCTGAAGAGGAGCACGCGATGATCACGATCACCATCGAGGAGACGGACAAGGAGGGCCGCGTCCTGGACCGGCACGTGGCCTCAGCCCCGATCGACAAGAACGACGCCAAAGGCGTCGGGACGCTGCTGGCCCGCAGCGTCGGCGGGCTGATGTACCACGGCCAAACGCGCGCCGAGGTGCCGCTCTTGCTCGCGGCGGCGGGGACGCACCGCTCCAGCCGGTGCACACAGGCGATCGCGCACGCCCTGGGACTGGCAGGGAGCGAGCACAGCTTCGAGTACGCCGTGAAGCCCGTCGTGGACCTCGAGAAGCTGCTCGATCACCGCGCGAGCAAGAAGGACCGGGAGCACGCCGCGCACATGCTCAAGATCATGGGCGCCAGCGTGAAGGTGAAAGAGGGCGACGAGTAAGCGATGAGCGACGGGCCCGCCAATCTGCTCGACGCGGCGCGGTGGTACCTCGCGCGCGGTTACGCGCCGATTCCCGTGCCCGCGGGATCAAAGGCACCCGTGATCAAGGGCTGGTCGGAGCTGCGCCTCGCCGAGGCCGACCTCCCCCAGCACTTCAACGGCACCGGCAACATCGGCGTGCTCCTGGGCGAGCCGAGCGGTTGGCTCGTGGACGTGGACCTCGACTGCGAGGAGGCGGTGGCTCTCGCGCCGCAGTTCTTGCCGCCGACAGGATCGACGTCAGGGCGACCGGGCAAGCCGTCATCCCACTGGTGGTACATCTGCGAGGGCTCGAAGACCCGGAAACACCAGGACCCGGTGTCGAAGAAGATGATCGTCGAGCTGCGGAGCACCGGGGCGCAGACGGTGGTCGGCCCGAGCGTGCATCCCAGCGGGGAGTCTTACGACCCCCTCGAGGGTGAGCCCGCCGTGGTCGGTGCGGACACCCTGGGCGCGGCAGTCGCAGCGCTGGCCGAAGCGGTGAGGAAACAGCGGCACGGGGATGCGCCGCCGGAGCGCGCGGCAGCCGCACCCAGCGCGTCGAGACCCGCTCCTGCGCCCGACGCCGTGCTGCGCCGCGCCGAGGCCTATCTGGACCGCATCCCGCCGGCGATTTCGGGATCGGGCGGGCACAGCCAGACCTATGCGGCCGCGACCGCGATGGTGCACGGGTTCGGGCTCGACCCGGAAACGGCGTTCGGGCTGCTTCTGAATCGGTTCAACCCCCGATGCCAACCGCCGTGGTCGGAGAAGGAACTCCGTCACAAGGTCAGCGACGCTGTCAGCAGACCGCATGATCGTCCGCACGGCTGGCTGCGCGACGCCGAGAAACCCGAGGACCTGGGCGGAGTGGACCTCTCCGGGTTCGATCCCGAGCGCCGGCGCGCCGCTGGCGAACGGCCCCGCTCCGAACGTCCACCCGACCCAGGACCATTTCCCGAACATCTGCTCCGTGTCCCCGGCTTTGTCGAGCTAGTCGTCGCGCACAATCTGGCGACAGCGACCCGGCCGCAGCCAGTCCTTGCGCTCGCGGCCGCGATCTGCCTTCAGGCCGTGCTCGCCGCCCGCAAGGTGCGCGACGAACGCGGCAACCGGACCAACGTCTATTGCGTGGGCGTCGCGCCCTCCGGCGCTGGCAAGGACAACGCCCGCAAGGTGAACAAGAACGTCCTTTTCGCCGCCGACATGGTCGAGCACGAAGGGAACGAGGATCTGGCATCCGACGCGGGGCTGGTGACCGCCGTGGAGGCCGAGCCGGCGATCCTCTTCCAGATCGACGAGTTCGGCCGCTTCCTCCGCACGATCGGCGACCCCAAGAAGGCCCCGCACCTATTCAACGTGCTGACGGCGCTCATGAAGCTCTACAGCAGCGCCGACACCGTCTTCCGCGGCAAGGCGTACGCGGACAAGAAGCGGAACAAGGTTGTCGATCAGCCCTGCGTGAGCGTCTACGGCACGACCGTGCCCGAGCACTTCTTCGAGTCGCTCACTGCCGACAGCCTCAGCGACGGATTCATCGCTCGCCTCCTGGTATTCGAGTCGGCCGACACGCCGGCGCGGCAGCGCGCCCGCGCGACGGGCGTCCCCGACGCCATCAAGCAAGCGGCCGAGTGGTGGGGATCGTTCAAGCCCGGCGGCAACCTCGCTCCCGAACACCCCCAGCCAATCGTGATCGAGTCAACGGCAGGGGCGGGCGCGGTATTCGACGCGCTTGCGGGCATAGTGGACAGCGAGCTGGCCAAACCGGATGAGGCGGGACGGTCGCTGTGGGCTCGCGCGGAGGAGAAAGCCTGCCGCCTGGCACTGATCTACGCCTGCTCCGTGAACGCACAGAAGCCGGTGATCGACGAGAACGCGGCTCGCTGGGCGTGCGAGCTGTCGGAATACCTGACTCGGCGGATGCTTTACATCGCCCACGAGTGGGTCGCGGACGGAGTGTTCGACGCCCGGCAGAAGCGCGTGGTGCGCGTGGTGCGCAAGGCAGGTGGAAGGATCTCCCGCAGTGAACTCTGCCGCAAGACGCAGTGGCTGACGCAGCGGGAGCGGCAAGAGGTGATTGACAACCTCGTGGAAACTCAGCAGTTGCGGCAGGAGGAGGAAGCCTCCACGACGCGACCGAAGGTGGTGTATGTCCTCGCGTGAACCGAATCCTTCAATCTTTCACCCATTCACCGCGCGCACGCGGTACGCGCGGGCATGGGCGCAAGGGAGGTATTGAAAGATTGAAAGATCTCTCTCTTTCATCATGTAGTTCTCTCCACGCGCCCCGCCGCGCCCATGCATGTCGCGTGCCAGGCCGCGCCTACCGCGAGCCTTACAGCCGGAAGCCTTACCAGGGGAGGACCGGGGGGATTAGGTACTTCCCCGCCCGTGTCGCGTTGCTACGCCCGCGGGAACAGCCGCGCTTGGCGACAGAGTTTGTTTCGCGCGTCCGGGGCCGGGGCGGGCGGATGGCGGGGTCGGTAGGCCGCCTCGCCAGGTACGCGACGTGGGCCAACGTGGGCGGACCCGTGGCCAATGGGCGCGGCCCGTAGCGCGGGGGATTCGGGGCGTTGACCGCCCGACGGACGGGCCCGACTGCCCGAGCGATCCATCGACCCAGCGATCCCCGGACCTGCCGCGCCGCGGCGGGCCACCACCACGCCCTTCGCGCGCTGCGATGTCATGCCGCGCCAACGACGGAGATCGCCGTGAACATCGAAATGCTTCCCATCGACGGGGTCACAGAATACGACCGAAACCCCCGCACCATCAACGACGCCGCCATCGAAGCGGTCGCCAAGTCGATCCAGGCCTTCGGCTTCAAGATCCCGATCCTCATCGACGGCGACGGCATCATCATCGCCGGCCACACCCGCCTTCGTGCGGCGCGGAAGCTCGGGCTGAAAGAAGTTCCGACGATCCGCGCGTCGGACCTGACCCCGGACCAGGTCAAGGCACTGCGCATCGCCGACAACAAGGTCGCGTCCCTCACCTCGTGGGACATGGAACTTCTCCCCATCGAGCTCGCCGACCTGAAGGGAGTGGACTTCGACTTGGCGGTTCTCGGCTTCAGCGCGGACGACCTTGCCGCGATCATGGCACCCGCGGGCAACGAGGGCCTCACCGATCCCAATGACGTGCCGGCGCCTCCGGACGCCGCGACGACGGTGGCGGGCGACATCTGGGTGCTGGGCAACCACCGACTCATGTGCGGCGACAGCAGCAAGCCCGCGGACCTGGACCGGCTGCTTGATGGCCAGCCCATACACCTCGTGAACACCGACCCGCCGTACAACGTGAAGGTCGAGCCGCGCTCCAACAACGCCATCGTCGCCGGCCTGAGCTCGTTCGCACTCCCGGGTAAGGCCGATCAGCACGACCAGCAGAGCGCCGATCTCAACCGGTATCCCGAGAAGAGCCGGGCCACGCACAAGAAGCTCCGGGCCAAGGACCGCCCGCTCGCCAACGACTTTGTGTCCGACGACGAGTTCGACCGGCTGCTCGCCGCGTGGTTTGGCAACATCACCCGCGTGCTGATCCCAGGCGGCACGTTCTACATCTGGGGTGGCTACGCCAACTGCGGCAACTACCCGCCCGTGCTCAAGCGCTGCGAGCTCTACTTCGCGCAGGCGATCATCTGGATCAAGGAGCATCCCGTCCTCACGCGCAAGGACTTCATGGGCAACCACGAATGGTGTTTCTACGGCTGGAAGGAAGGTGCAGCGCACCGCTTCTTCGGCCCCGCGAACGTGCCGGACACTTGGTCGATCAAGAAAGTGAACCCGCAGAGCATGGTCCACCTCACGGAGAAGCCCGTGGAGCTGGCGCGGCGGGCGATCGACTTCTCGTCGCGGCCGGGGGAGAACGTGCTCGATCTGTTCGGTGGCAGCGGCTCAACGCTCATCGGCGCGGAGATGACCGGGCGGCGGGCGTTTCTCATGGAGCTCGATGCGCTCTACTGCGATGTCATCGTGCAGCGCTGGGAGAAGTTCACGGGCCGCAAAGCCGAGCGGCTCCCGGCAAAGGGTGTGGCCGAAGAGAAAGCCGCGACAAGCGTCGCGGCTGGGAGCGGGGCGTGATGAACACCTCACTCTTCGAGGCTGGGGAGCGGCCCGTCCGTCGCCTCGTCCCACGGAAGAGGCGGGTCCTCTGCGATCTGCTCCAAATCCCGCTCCGTGAGGAGATCGGCGGTCCTTCGACTTGTGCAGGCGGCGACGGCCCGCGCGAGGTCCGCCCACTCCTCGACCGTGACCATCTGGTCCTGGCGTGCGCCGAGGAGGTAGTTAGCGGCCGTGAGAACCGCCTCGAGTTGGGCGTCGCGGGTGGGCGTGGCGGACATGGCTCAGGCTCCCTTCCCGGCGACGAAGACGCCCTTGTCGTGCTTCTTGAACCGGGCCTTGTCGCCCTTGGCGGCGATCTCGCGGATGATGGCGGCGTAAAGCGTGGCTTCCGGCGTCTTGCCGCCCGGGCTCTTCCACAGGCCCTTGGCCTCCATCTCCGCGATCATCTCCTTGGCCCGCATGGGAACCTTCGCCCCCGCGATGACCTGCGCCGCGGCGTCAAGACCGCTGATGCGCTTGGGCTTCTTCTCCCTCGGTGCCTTGGGCGTCTTGGGGGCTTTTCCGCCCTTGGCCTTCGCGGGTTCGGCAGCCTTCACGTCCAGGCGGTCCTTGATCTCGGCGAGCGCGGCCTTGCGGAGGCGCTCGGTCTTGGCCGCGCCGTCGGCGCGGGCGGCGCTCTTGGACGTCTTCGGGGTGCGGGGCTTTTTGGTCTTCGTACTCATGCGAATCTCCAGACTACTGGTGCGGAATCCCGCCGCACGTTGCGGCGGGGAATCGCGCCCGGCGCGGTCTCCCGCGTCGTCGCGTGGGGCAAGTCAGCAGCCCGCGACGCGCTCCATCTCGTTGAGCACGTCGTGGACCATCGAGTTGGTGGCGGCGGCGCGGCCGTGCCGGTCGGTCCCGTAGACGACCTTGGCGACCTCGACGGCTTTGGCGTAGCGGGCCTCGCGGTCTTCGTCGCGCGCGATGTGGGCGATGCAGATGTCCTGCCTGCCCGCGTGGCGGGTATTCTGCTCGATGGTCACTTCCGCCCCGCGCTCGGTGCGGCTGATCTTGACGTCCTTCTCCTGGCCTTCGATCACGATCGTTCTGATGTTCATGGCCGTGCTCCTTCGTGGGGTTGCGGACGGGGGTGCAGCGAGCGGTCACTCTGCGAGGAAGCGCTCGACGTCGTCGCGGTCCATGCGGCTGAGGAATCCGACCACATCGATGAGGTCGCTGCGGACCTTCCCGAGGTTGCCGGTGATGCCCCAGTTGGTCGGGTCGGCCTTCGCCTGCTCGTCGTGCTTGTCCAGCTCCATCGCCAGCACGTCGAGAAGGCGGGCGATGTCGTTCCGCCGGGCGGCGTACATCTCGGCGGCGGTCGGTTCGGGCTTCGGGTTGTTCTTGCGGATGGTCATCTTCAGGTTCCTATGCGAAGGGGTGCTCTGGTAAACAGCGAAGCCCGCGTTTCGCGGGCTTCAGGTCGTCGGGAGTTCAGGATTTCGCGGGCTTGTCGGTGCCTCTTCTCGTGCGGCCTCGCGGACCGCGTCGCCCCGGCCTTGGCGGTAGCCGGTGTGCAGTCCTTCGTGGTAGCCGGTCTCGAAGGCGTGGCGGACCAGGTCGCGGATCGACCAGACCGGGATCTCGTGGAAGTCGAGGCTGTCGCGCTTGCGGGTCTCGAGCGTTTCGAGCAGCAACTCGACCTTCGCCCATTCCATCTCGGCGTCGAGCGCTTTCTGCTTGCTGATCCCGTCGAGGCTCGGTTTGGCGTTCTGCTTGGCGTTCATCGTCGTGGTCTCCGTCGCGGGCATCCGCCCCGCGTTGTGACACATGAAGCCATGACATTCGCCACGAGGCAAGGCAAACCGCATCGAATCCGCCGTCAATCCGCAACATGTGGGCAACTTCGCGCCCGATGTGGGCAACTGGGTACGGGAGGTCCGCGATGACTCCCGAACACGCGCCTAGTCCCGGGCCAGCATCGGACACACAGGGAATGTCCCGGCTCAACCCCGCCGCGCTCCCCGTTGCGGACGCCGCCCGTGTGCTGTCGCGCCTTTGCGGCAAGATCGTCACCGAGGACATGCTCCGAGCGGACATCGAGGCAGGCGCGCCGACCAACACGAACGGATCGCTCAACCTTGTGCACTACGCCGCGTGGCTCGTGAAGGAGATGAACGCAGGTGGCGATTGACCCGCGTCAACTCCGTCCTGGCGAACTGGCCCGGCTGCTCAACAGCACCCCGCTGGGCGAGGTGATCAGCGAGCGGCAGCTCCACCGCCATCGCACGCGAGCAGGGTTCCGCGTTGCGGCCGATGGTGATGCGGGGAAGGTCGATCTCTTTCGGTACGTCGCGTGGCTGGTGACGACCCGGCACGAAGCCCTCGCTGAAGCGGCCCGGCAGCCCGAGGGGCTGACCGGCTACGAGGCCATGAAGGAACGGGCGCGGCTGCGCAACGCCATGCTCTCGCTCTCGGGGCGCGACATCGGTGACCTTCCGGTGGTTGCCGACCCGGGTCGGAAGGCCAAGGCGGCCCGCGACTTTCGGTTCTTCTGCGAAACCTACTTCCCGCAGACGTTCCATCTCAAGTGGTCCGACGACCACCTCAAGGTCATCGCCAAGATCGAGCAGGCGGTGCTCGAGGGTGGGCTGTTTGCGATGGCCATGCCGCGGGGCTCGGGGAAGACGTCGCTGTGTGAGGTCGCGTGCCTGTGGGCACTGGTGTTCGGACATCGCGAGTTCGTCGCGTTGATCGGTTCCGACGAAGAGCATGCGGCGGGCATGCTCGAATCGATCAAGACCGAACTGGAGAACAGCGAACTCCTCGGGGCCGACTTTCCCGAGGTCTGCCACCCCATCCGCTCGCTCGAGGGCATCCACCAGCGGGCCTCGGGGCAGCTCTACCAGGGGAAGCAGACGCACATCGGCTGGACAGCGCGGGAGATCGTGCTCCCGACCATCCCTGGCTCGGCGGCGTCGGGGTCGATCATCCGCGTCGCCGGAATCACCGGCCGCATCCGAGGCATGAAGCACAAGCGCTCCGATGGCGTGAGCGTCCGGCCGTCGCTCGTGCTCATCGACGATCCTCAGACCGACGAGAGCGCGCGGTCTCCGTCGCAGTGCGCCAACCGTGAGCGCATCCTCGCCGGAGCGATCCTGGGCATGGCCGGACCCGGGCGGAAGATCGCCGGGCTGATGACGCTCACCGTGGTCCGTCCTGACGATCTTGCCGATCGCATTCTCGATCGGGATAAGCATCCCCAGTGGCAGGGCGAGCGCACGAAGATGGTGTACACCTTCCCCACGGCCGAGCGGCTGTGGGCCGAGTACGCCCGCCTGCGGGCCGACGGACTGAAGGCCGATCGAGGAATCGGAGAGGCGACCGCCTACTACGGCGCTCACCGCCCGGAAATGGACGCCGGCGCGGTGATCGCGTGGCCCGAGCGGTTCAATCACGACGAGCTGTCGGCGGTCCAGCACGCGATGAACCTGCGCCTGCAAAACGAGGCCGCGTTCTTTGCCGAGTACCAGAACGAGCCGCTTCCCGAGGTGGAGGTTGCCGATGATCTGCCCAGTGCCGACCAGATCGCGGCGAAGGTGAGCGGGCATGCCCGCGGGCTGGTGCCGCTGGGATGCTCGCACCTGACCATGTTCGTGGACGTGCAGGGCAAGGCGCTGTTCTACATGGTCGCGGCTTGGGAGGACGACTTCACCGGCTATGTGATCGACTACGGCACCGAACCCGACCAGAAGCAGGCGTACTTCACACTGAGGGACTTGAAGCGCACGCTCGGGGCCGCTTCGCCACGCGCCGGCGTGGAGGGCGCAATCTACGCCGGCCTGGAACGTCTCATCGAAGCCACCGTCGCGCGCGAGTGGCGGCGTGACGACGGCGCGATGGTGCGTGTCGACCGCTGTCTCATCGATGCCAACTGGGGCTCCTCCACGGATGTGGTCTACCAGTTCTGTCGCCAGAGCCCGCACGCGAGTGTGCTCACTCCCAGCCACGGCCGGTACGTGGGCGCCAGCAGCGTGCCGTTCAGCGACTACAAGCGCAAGCGGGGCGAGCGCGTTGGGCTCAACTGGCGCGTGCCTGTCGTGACCGGCAAGCGCGCCGTGCGGCATGTCGTGTTCGACACGAACTTCTGGAAGAGCTTTGTGCACGCCCGGCTCGCGGTGCCGATGGGCGATCCCGGCGGCCTGTCGCTCTTCGGGCACAAGCCCGATGGCCATCGGCTTATCGCCGAACACCTGACCAGCGAGTACCGAGTCCGCACTCAAGGGCGTGGCCGCACGGTGGACGAGTGGAAGCTCCGCGTCGAGGGGCTGGACAACCACTGGCTGGACGGGCTTGTAGGCAGCGCCGTTGCGGCGTCCATGCAGGGCGCGGTGCTCTTTGGCATAGATCAAAGGGTTGCTGTCCGTCCTCGCCTCAAGCTCTCAGCGCTAAAGGAGCGGCCACGATGACGCGCGAGCAGCCCGCCAAGCCAAAGGCCGATGCCCGACCGAAGGGTCTGGAGTGCCCTACGTGCGGATGCCGGCACTTCGAAGTGCTGTACACCCGAGCGACACCCGTGGGCACGATCCGTCGCCGCCGCCAGTGCCGACACTGCGGACGCCGCGTGACCACCTCCGAGCGCCTCGGGGTCTGACTTGTTCGATTGGGGTTCTACCGGTGGAACGAACTGCGTGACCTGCCATTGAGAGGCGGGCAGATCGCATTGCCGGTGCATAGGGAGCCTGTGGAAGCCCTCACCGCTGAGGGCAACGGAGTGCTCCTGTGCCGGACCCCGATCCCAACCTCGAACAGGCCATCCGCGACAACGCGTCGCAGCCCGCGAAAGCGTCGGTGGACGGCCAGTCCGTCGAGCAGCACCCGCTGAAGGACCAGATCGAGGCCGACCGCTACCTCGCGTCCAAGGACGCCGCGAAGAAGCCCGGCCCCGGAATCAAGTTCGCCAAGATCGTCCCCCCCGGCTCCGTCTGATTTCCACTTCCCCCGATGCTCAAGACCATCTCCAACCTGCTGAATCGAAACGGTCGTGCCGCTGCGCGGAGCACGGACGCTCCGCGCGGCGGGCGCGGTCGGCGGTTCGTTGTGGCGAAGTATGACTCGGCTCAGACGACGCCCGACAACCGCAAACATTGGGCGAACGCGGACGGCCTCTCGCCGAACGCCGCGGTGAATCCCGAAGTCCGGCGCGTCCTCCGCAACCGCGCCCGTTACGAGGTCGCTAACAACTCCTACGCCAAAGGCATCGTCCTCACGCTCGCCAACGACACCATCGGCACCGGTCCGCGGTTGCAGATGCTCACGGACGATTCGGATGCCAACGCCCGCATCGAGGACGCCTTCGAACAGTGGTCCCGGGCCGTGGACCTGGCGGGCAAGCTCCGGACGATGCGGCTGGCCCGGGCCGAGAGCGGCGAGGCGTTCGCGCTCCTGGTCAACAACCCCGCGATCGCGTCGTGGGGATCGCCCGTATCGCTGGACCTCAAGCTCATTGAGGCGGACCAGATCTGCACGCCGCTCTTGCGGCGTGGGCGCGGCGACGAGATCGACGGCATCGTGCTCGACCAGTGGGGCAACCCGTCCGCCTACCGGGTGTTGAAGCGGCATCCGGGCGACAGCGGCCTTCTCCGCGCGCCCATCGACGACCTCAGCGCGTACGACACGTTCGCCGCGTCGGCCGTCGTGCACTACTTCCGCGCCGATCGCCCGGGTCAACTCCGCGGTATCCCCGACATCACGCCCGCGCTCCCGCTGTTCGCGCAGCTCCGCCGGTACACCCTGGCGACGATCGCGGCCGCCGAGACGGCCGCCAACTTTGCCGCCGTCATCTACACCGACGCTCCGCCTAACGGCGAGGCCGATCCGCTCGAACCGATGGACGAGGTGGAGCTCGAACAGCGCCTCGCGACTGTGCTTCCCGGCGGCTGGAAGCTCGGGCAAGTCCACGCCGAGCAGCCCACCACCACGTTCGGCGAGTTCAAGCGCGAGGTGCTCAACGAGATTGCCCGCTGCCTGAACATGCCGTTCAACGTCGCGGCGGGGAACTCCTCGGGGTACAACTACGCCAGCGGGCGGCTGGACCATCAGGTGTACTTCAAGAGCATCCGCGTCGAGCAGCACCAACTGCAGCTCGCCGTGCTCGACCGCCTGTTCAAGGCCTGGCTCAACGAGGCTGTGCTGGTGGAGGGACTGCTCCCGCAGTCGATGCGGTCGCTCGCGGCGACGCTTCCCGAGCATGCCTGGTTCTGGGATGGCGTCGAGCACGTCGACCCCGCCAAGGAAGCGACCGCCCAGGCCACACGCCTGGCCAACCACACGACGACACTCGCCGCCGAGTACGCCCGCCAAGGACGCGACTGGGAGCAGGAGCTCCGCCAGCGCGCCAAGGAGCGGGCGCTCATGGATGAACTCGGACTGACCCCCGCCCCGTCCGCCGCGGACAACGCCCCGGCCACTCAAGAGGACGACACCGATGGCAACGAAGACCCCGAACGCTCCCAAGACCCGACTCGCCGCGCCCAAGCGTCTGTGGCTTGAGGCCGCAGCCCCGCCCGCGGGCGCATCGCCGCTCACGCTGACCGGTACGGCGGAGATCACCGCCATCGCCGCCGCGGCCGGCGCGGACGCCGAGAAGGCTCTGCCGCGCTTCAGGATGCTGGCGTACACCGGCGGTGCCATGCGCGTTGCGGGATGGCGTCACCCGGTGGTCCTGGACCTCGCCGGCCTGGCGGTGCCCTCGCAGAACCGTCCCATCCGATTCGCGCACGATCCCGCCGCCGGCGTCGGTCACACCGACGCGATCAAGGTCGAGGGCGGGCAGCTCGTCGCCACCGGCGTGATCTCGCGCGACACCGCGACCGCGCGAGAGGTGGTCGCGTCCTCCCGGAACGGGTTCCCGTGGCAGGCTTCCGTGGGCGCCAGCGTCGAGGAGTTCGAGTTCATTCGCGAGTCGCAGAAGGCGATCGTGAACGGCCAGGAGTTCGCCGGCCCCGTCAACGTCGTCCGCAAGGCGACGCTCGGCGAGATCAGCTTCGTGGACCTGGGAGCCGACGGGCGCACGAGCGCCTCCATCGCCGCCCAGCAGGGCGGGTGCGGCAGCCCGGCCGGTGGAGATACCGATCCCGCGCCCGGGGCGGGCGCGGCCGCGCTCCGCGCCGAGGCGCTGGCGGAGACCAACCGCATCGCGGCCGTCCGGAAGATCTGCGCCGGCAAACACCTCGACATCGAGGCCCAGGCCATCCGCGACGGCTGGGACGCCACGCGCACGGAGCTCGAAGTGCTCCGCGCAAGCCGTCCCAAAGCCCCTGCCATCCACGCCCCCGACACCAGCATCACCGGCGAGGTCCTCGAGGCCGCGTGCTTCCAGAGCGCCAAGCTGGAGGGGGTGGAGAAGGTCTGCTCGGCCCAGGCGCTGGAGGTGGCGGCGAAGCGGTTCCAAAGCGGGCTGGGCCTGCAGGAACTGCTCATCGAGGCCGCCATCGCCAACGGCTACACGGGCCGGACCTTCCGCGACAGCCGTCGGGTGCTCGAGGCCGCTTTCGGGCGGGGCATCGAGGCGGGGATGACCACCATCGACGTGGGCGGCATCCTCTCTAACGTCGCCAACAAGTTCCTGCTCGAGGGCTTCTTCAGCGTCGAGCGCGTGTGGCGGAGCATCTGCGCCGTCCGCAACGTGTCGGACTTCAAGACCGTCACGAGCTACCGCCTGGTCGGCAAGGACCAGTACGAGCAGGTCGCCCCCGGCGGCGAACTCAAGCACGGAACCCTTGGCGAGGAGACGTACAGCAACAAGGCCGACACCTACGGCCTCATGCTGTCGATCGACCGCCGCGACATCATCAACGACGACCTGGGAGCCATCACCACGGTCCCGCGCAAGCTCGGCCGCGGCTCGGGCCTCAAGATCAACGACGTCTTCTGGACGGCGTTCATGAACAACGCGGCGTTCTTCGCCGTCGGCAACAAGAACTTCATTTCCGGCGCCGACACGGCGCTGGGCATCGACGGCCTCACCAAGGGCGAGGTCACGTTCATGGACCTGGTGGACTCCGATGGCAAGCCCACGGGCGTGATGCCGTCGATCCTCCTGGTGCCGACCGCTCTCTCGGCAGTGGGCACGCAGCTCTACAAGAGCGTAGAAATGCGCGACACCACGGTGAACGTGAAGTTCCCCGTCGCCAACCCGCACCAGGGCAAGTTCCGCATCGAGGTCAGCCGCTACC